GAGGAAATTAAGCCTCAAAGGATCAAGAATCCTAAGGATCTTGTCTCATGGGCCATACAAGAGGCTCATGAGAGGCCCTTACAAACAAGAGCCGTGATGGTCTCGACAGTACGAGAACCATCCAAGGCACGGACTATTACCGTGTCTAGCCTGGCATACCAGGTTATAATGGGCGTATTCGCTCATTTATGGGCTCCGAAGATAACTTCGAAGTTCTCACGGTCTGGAATGAAAGCAGACCGTCACCTCTGGAGATTACTCCAGACGCAGCTCCACCCTCAATCCCCTGACTGGGGAAATTTTGTGGAGGGAAAGAGAATATATGCTCTTTCAACGGACCTCTCAGAGGCCACGGACTACGGAAACATTTCCGTAGCGCGCCAAATATGGCACCGCCTGATAAAAGTATCAGCGAGTGGAAACAAAGACTTTCCCACAGGTCTGGCATTACTTGCCAAGACACTCTTCTGTTCGAAGAGACCGGTCTTTTCGAAAAGCCGGAATCGACCCATTATAAAAACCAGGGGATGGTTCATGGGCGATATGATGACAAAGATCATCATAACAATAGCAGTTGAGTATTGCTTTGTTCGTATGGGAGTTAAAGTAGGCTCCCATGTAGGCGATGATATCATCGTCTTATCCCAGGACAAAGATTTCCTGGCCAGGTTCAAAACTGAACTTGAGAACCTTGATTTCAAGGTCTCCGAAGATGATACATTCATCTCCGACATTCTCATGTTTTACTGTGAGGAGGGCTCCAAGATCCCTCAAAACATACGTGAGACTGTATCTTTCCAGATGAAATCTGGAAAGCCACTTGGGTATATCGATTACCCAAGAATCCGGTTACTAGTTCCTGTTAAACAAGAGAACGAGCCTTATTCGATGACCGATATCGGTCGTCATTCCTTACTTGGTAAGGAAACGAGGTGGGTTGAATCAATCAACCAACCCATGGCACCTGCATACCGTAGGGCCATCATCTTGCAACATTTACTTGTTCCAAGAGATCGGACAACGTATTGTCCCTTCACACCCCTAATAATAGGTGGTGATGAGTCATATTATTATGACCCTGACTTCGTTTCTGAAGTCATCGAACGCAAGTCGATCGATAGTATGGAGACACGATATCGTATCTCCCAGCTCATGCATGGTACATGGGCTTGGCGTGTCATCAGAGCAACACGCACAAATGAAGTACTACATAAGTACCATTTACTCACACCTAAGGTGGAGTATCTGAAGGAAATCATCCCTTCAGATATGGTTGTCACAGCTGACACCGAGTGGAGGAGAACACTCCTCCAGTCCTTTAGATATCTAGAGGAACCCCCGCAAGTGCTGGGTAGGATAATGAAACAAGCTTATTATCATTATCTCTTCAAGGGTAAAATAATTGAATTTACCTTTGCCGGTGATCGTAATTTCGACCACCCTCGTACTGACGTTAAGATCAATACGAAAAGTTTCTTAGAAACTTGGAGGAACCCTGGCTTCCAGGTCAGGGACCAATATGCATTTAAGTTAAAGCCAAATGCATTAGACCTAGGAGATCCTAGGTCCCTTGGAATTAAATTCCAACATTACCAAAGTGATAAGAAACTTTGGCAAGACTGG